GGCTCCAGTGCTTTAGTGCACAACACTTGTTGAGAATTACCTCAGCATTTGCTATAGGGATTTATCTCCATGACTTCTTATTCTCCGAAGAGGCGCGATGTTCGTACCAACGTTTCAGTTGGTACTCACAAGACGTTTGTTTTCGGAACTTTAAGTAGTTCCGTTGACAGTACTCTTCAGAATCAGAAGCTCCAGTTGACCTACAGTCAGGGAAACCCCTTTAATCGTAACCAAAACAATCGACAAAAAGTTCGTCGGGTTTATGGCTATGATGTATTGGGAATATCCGATTACGGTGGGCCATTTCTCTCTTATACAGTTGAATCAAGGCGTTATCCAATACGCACTTTTCATCTGAAAGGAGGGAATCCAGGAGGAGTTTACTATACTTATGATGGTCAAGCTGCTGCTCTCACAAAGTTTCCAAACTTTACTGAGGGTAGCTTCTTACAACCTTCATCTGCAAGTGAACTCGATGCGTTAGGAACGAGCGCTATTGCGCGCTGTATCCCAACGAATCCACTGGCTGGTATGGGTCAGTTTCTCGGTGAACTTAGAGATCTTCCAAAAGCTCCGAAATTTCGGGATTGGAGTAATCTCGTCAAGAACGCACGTAAGACGGGTCGAGTCGATCTCGATAAGACCCTGAAACACAGCGCTGACGAATACCTCAATTTTTCTTTTGGTATAGCTCCCTTTGTTTCCGACCTCCAAAAGTTCGCGAAAGTGACTAAGGAGGCTGCCCCACAGATGGTGAAGTTTGCTGAAGGTGCAAATAAAGAATTGCATCGTCAGTATTACTTCCCGGAGACTACCACAACTACTACTCAAGTGGTGAGTTCGAATGCTTATCCGGACCCGCCACTTTCTGTGTATTTGTGGACCCATGGTGGAGTTTTGACCAAGACAACTATAACCAAGACGAAAGTCTGGTTTAAGGGCTGTTTTACTTATTATCTGCCGCCGATTGATCCAAATGATAATGGATTTGTCACGGCGATAAATAAAGCTAAAATTGCCGAATCAGAGGCTAACCGTTTATACGGTACGCGTCTGAATGTTGACTTGATCTATAAGCTTGCGCCATGGTCTTGGGCCGTTGGTTGGGCTACGAATGCCAATGATGTTGTACATAATTGGTCCTCGTTTGCCGCTGACGGCCTGGTCATGAAATATGGTTACGTTATGGAAGAAAAATCACAACGTATCATATATTCTCTGGACAAAGTCGGTTGTTCCGACGGTGAACAGACCTTCGTGCAAGAATTGATCTATACGACCAAATCACGTCGAAGGGCGACCCCCTATGGCTTCGGTGTAAACCCTGCTAGCTTAAATGCTAAGCAGTGGAGCATCATAGCGGCCCTTGGAATTTCCAAGCAGCCGCTCTCTCTAAATTTCTAGAGAGCAATACAAACTACCCGCTGTCAACAATTTCGTTGAAGCGGAACTGAAATCCTGCAGAATGCAGTTTTTCATTTTTGCATTGGTTCTGTCCCATGGCTTACGCCGATCCTCAGTCAGTTACCGTTAACTCGGTTGCTATCTCCATGCCCCGTACGGGGTTTCTTCCTAATGCCGGCGTTTTCACGTCTGCTGATGGGAATACGAAGCTCACTGTGTCTGATACGTATGGTGCAAAACGCACCCGACGTTCCATTCGCATGGACTTCGCGAAGATTGCAGCTGATCCGCTTATCAGCGCCCAGAACATCCGGTATTCCGGAAGTGTTTATCTGGTCGTTGATCAACCTATCACGGGTTATACCGCGGCAGAGTTGAAGTTGCAGATCGACGGTTTCCTCGCTTATCTGACTGCGTCTACTGGCGCCAAAGTCACCCAGCTTTTGGGTGGTGAGGTTTAAGTAGACTTTCAGAGAGGATAAGTTTGGGCTTCTATATGTTGCCCAACACTGAGGGTTCTATGTGACAGGGATTACTTCACCTTAATTGTTTAGGGAAAGTATGAAAAGCCCCATAGAACTTTTGCAAGCGGTCTTAGCTGATGCTGAGACTTGGTGTTGCACTAGCACCACTCGTGATCTTAAAACTATCACGAGCCGGCTCAAACAAGAAGGGGAATCGTTTCTTACGATTACTCTCCCTGCCTTCTGTTCAGACTTCGAAAGGGGTCTGGATCAGAAAAGCGTGGATCACACTATGTTTCTATCTTTTAAGAAACGTAGAGCTCTCCCCCAATTTCTTGGAGGTTTGCTTGATCTTGTGTTTGACCGGTTTAGTGGCCGTTTAATCGATGATCCGTCGCATACGGCGATCTTCTTTTTACGGCAGATTACTCTGCTTTACAAGAAGGTCCTTAACCCTTGCAGTGATGCAAGAGAAAGAAAAGCCTATGAACAGTTCATCGATTGTGAAAGGCAAGTCAGTGAATGGGCTGATGACGCTTCGAAGCGAGATTTCTCTCGGTTTGATCGCGTTTCTAGCCTTCTTTGGGATCGTATTGGCAGCCACCTTGACCATTTGGTTTATGATGGCTCTCTTACGCCCCGTCACGGACCAGGCAAGACCGCAGATCGTACCACCGGTAACGGTAAGTACGACTGTAGCACCTGGTACACCCGTCTTGAGGAGTACTTCCCCTCAGGAGACTTCCGAATAGCTAATTATAACTATGCGGATGTTTTGCAAGGTGTGACTTACCTTGAACCCGAATCTGAGATTCCTTCTAAGGTAGTCTCAGTTCCTAAAACGTTGAAAACACCTCGTATTATCGCCATTGAACCTACATGTATGCAATATACACAGCAGGCTTTGATGGAGGTAATTGTGGATACACTCGAGAGGGATGACTTCCTCAAGGGTGCTATCGGCTTTACCGATCAAGTTCCAAATCAGGAACTTGCTCGGATTGGCTCAGTTGATGGTAGTCTTGCGACTATCGATCTTTCTGAAGCAAGTGACCGTGTTTCCAATTTGCTTGTTTGCAGGATGCTTAAGCGTTTTCCTCACCTTTCTGGTGCGGTTCAAGCTTGCCGTTCTACAAAAGCAAACGTTCCTAACTATGGTATTATACCATTGGTTAAGTTCGCGTCTATGGGTTCAGCTCTCTGCTTTCCGATTGAGGCTATGGTTTTCTTAACCATTGTCTGTTGCGGATATGAACAGGAGCTTAATCGGCAGCTAACTAAGAAGACGCTTTCTGCGTTCCTTAGAAAGGTGCGTGTCTACGGTGACGATATCGTTGTCCCCGTAGAATATGTGCGTGCGGTTGTGGATAACCTTGAGCTATTTGGCTTAAAGGTTAACGCCAAGAAGTCTTTCTGGACTGGTAAGTTCAGAGAGTCTTGCGGTAAGGATTATTACGATGGAAGTGACGTTTCAGTTACTTACCTTCGTAGAAATATTCCTTCACAAACGCGTGACGTTTCTGGGATGATCTCCATGGTATCTTTTAGAAACCAGCTGTATAAAGCTGGACTCTGGAAAACCGTCGAGGTCCTAGATCATCACATGAGGGGATTAGCCTCCTTTCCTGTCGTTCTAGAGAGTTCCCCAGTGTTGGGAAGACATTCCTTTTTGGGTTATGAAACCCAAAAGATGTGTCCTACCCTTCATAGACCTTTAGTCAAGGGCTATGTTGTTAAGGCCGTTCCTCGGAAATCAAAGATTTCTGGCGAAGGTGCCCTACTGAAGTTCTTCCTCAAACGTGGGAGTGATCCCATTTTTGATGTGAAGCACTTAGAACGTTATGGACGTCCTGAGTTCGTCGACATCAAAACCAGGTGGGCCTCCGCGACGTAAAACGTCGCGGAGGAGACAGTTAGCG